TCGAGCCTGCAGAGATTGCCGTCTCCAGCTGCACCACCAGACACTGCTCGGAAGCCGCGACGGTAGCCACACCGGCCCCCAGATCCGTCTCACCCGTGGATCGGATCAGCTGGCCGATGGCCGCCGCTTGGTCTCTGGTTGCCAGTATTGGATGAAGATCAGCCACCGGGACCACCTCACGGCTGATTATTCGGGAGTGGTACGGAAGACCAGTCGGCCAGATCTTCGAGGACGAACTGGTTCACTATCACGCCACTGACCCACACCGGCTGAGCCGTGCTGATCGTGGTGAATGCGTTGCGCTCCAATGTCGCCACCGTGCTGGACACCACCGCTTTGATCCGCGCGTCCAGCCAGTGGCCTTTCGGGCCAGCCCCTTTGATCCTCACCAGTGCCCCTGTATGCGTCGAGCTGCTCAAGCTGCCAGTGCTCAGGTATAGTGCCGCATCTCCGGCCGTGATCGTGCCCGTCCCCAGCTGCGTTGTCGCGAGTGTCGGGACTTTGGTCGCTTGGCCGTTTGCGTCCAGCCAGATGTCCCCTGCCAGCTGCATCTGCTCTGCGGACTGGATCGGCCGCTTAATGACCTGCCGATCGGTCGTCGGCGTCTTGCCGTCGTAGGTGGCCTTGGTCACATCGACCCATGCCGCCGTAGCCCCGGTCCGTGTCTGGTAGATCAGCTCGTTCGCGCCCTTGTTTGGGAGCAAGATAAACCAGCCCATTGGATTGATCTCGACCGTGTACGTCACAGGGTAGTAGAGCGATCCCGCTGAATCTCGCTCTGGCTCGTCTGGCAATTCGACGTCTTTCAGCAGACACGTCCCGGCCGGGTAGCTCTCACCCAGAATCGTGACGGCCGCGTCGTTGATGGTGTCGGCCAGTGCAAATAACCACGTCGGGACCGTCGTGGCGTTGTAGGTGACGTTGACGGTCCGCGTCCGGACCTTGCGCGTCAGGCCCTCATACAGATCGCCGGCCGTGTTCACGAGCGGGTAGCCGCGAGAGTCGTAGAATGCCGGGACCGCGATCGAGCTGGATCGCATGCCGCCCTTCACGCGCTGGCTGGCGTATGGCTGATCTTCTCTGGTCGTGATCTTGGTGCTGTAGCTGATGTCGAGCAGCCAGCGCGTGAGAACCTCATCGTCCTGCTTGGCTGCTCGGCTCACGACGATCGCGAAACTCTTTTCGGGATGACTGGCTCCCTTGGCCGGGATGCCCGATGCCGTGACCACAGTCGTGATCGTGTCCGTCTCGCTGGTGGTCGTCACCTCCCAGACGTCTGTTACGTTCTCTGTGCCGTCTTCATCTTGCGACCACTGGCCGCGTCTGTACAACTTCGCCGTTGCTGTCATACCGCCCACCCAATCATGCCGTCAGATGTCACTTTCACCAGTCGCCGCTGCAAGTCCCGCGTCTCTTTCAATACGCTCAGCTGCTGCTGGCTGAGCGTGCCCTGCTGGTTGATGATCGAGGTGAGGACCCCAGCCCCTGCACTGGTGCGGATGTCCTGAGCTGGTCCTGCCTGCTGGACCGCCTTGTCGACCCGCGTGGCGATCTCGCCTGTCTTCATGCTGCGGATCAGCTCATCGAATTTGCCAGTCGCTGTGTCCGCCACGTTGGGCTGATTCGCTGCTGTGGCTGCAGCTGAACTGGCTTGCGCCACAGATGTTGACCACGCCGCTCTTGCGCTGTCCAGATCGGCCTGCGCTTTGTCGAGTTGCCTCGCGTATTCGTCAGCTCGTCGTTGCTGTTCTCGCTGCGTGGCCGCGCGAACCTCTGCGATCTGCTCAGCTGTGGCGACGTCCGATGCCGCAAGGGCTGCGTCCGCCTGCGCCGTGGCCTTGTCAGTTGCTGCTTTGGTGGTTTCCTGCAGTGTTTTTTGTACCTCGTCGGCATTGTCGATAATGCCGAGAATCTGCATATCCGCAATCACCCAACTGCTCAACCATGACTGAAAATCAGTCCATGCGTTTTTTATCGACGTGATGGCACTGACGAAAATGTTGACGATCGTGTTCTTGAACTCAAACCACTTCACGGCCACAGCCCCAGTGGCCTCATCAAACACGTCGAGAAATCCATTCTTCCATGCGTACCACTGATCCGTAATGGCCGCGATGCCCGTCGTCCACGCCACGTTGAGAGACGCCCAGAACACGTCTGCAGCCGCTCCGATGTCGTTGGCTGTCAGGGCTGCGAAGATCGCCCCGAACGTATCCTTGACCGCCGTGGCGAGCCCCTCGAATGGCGTGACCAGCTCCGTCATTGCCTGATAGACACCGCCAGCAGCTGAGACCAGAGCAGTCCCCAGAGCGTTAGCCAGATTCATCACGGCCGGCCATGCCGCCGCGAACAGATCCATGGCCTGCGTGATGTACGGAATCACCGCCACCGCGATCACGTTGCCGGCGTTGCGGAGTGTGGCCAGCAGTCGCTGCCAGCTGTCATCGAACGCCGCCGCCGCCTTGGCCTGCGGGCCTGTGATCGTCATCCCAAGCTTGTCCGCTTCGGCCATGAGATCGGCGATGCCTTTGGCGCCGTCAGCCATCATCGGGACCAGATCCGCCCCGGACTTGCCCAGCAGATCCATCGCCACCGATGCCTGCGCCGCCGGATCTTCGATCTTGCTGATTCCCTCGGCCACCGCAAGAAATCTGTCCTCCACCGACATGCTCATCAGCTGGCTGGCCGATAGTCCGACCGATTCCAGTGCAGCCGCTGCGGACTTGCTGCCACCCGCCGCCTGTGTCGTGACGTCGCCGAGCTTTCGCATGCCTTTTTCGACGGCCTCAAGATTGCTGCCGGATTGCTCCGCAGCGTATCGCAGCTGACTCAGTGCCTCCGTGCTGGCTCCGGTCCGATCGGCCACGTCCTGAAGCCCTGCACCGGCGTCGACAAATCGCCAGACAGAAGCCGCCGCCGCCGTGAACCCGCTCGCCACCAGACCGACACCGGAAGCGATGGCTGCACCACCGACCGCCATGCCGACTTTGCCGATACCGCTCATGGCTGCGCCGACAGTGCTCCGCAGCCCGAGCAGTGTCTTTTTCAGCTGGCTGTCGTCGGCGAAGATTCGGACGAAAGCTCTGGCCGCTTCGATGGCTGAACTACTTGCCACTTAATACCTCCGGTCCGTAACCGTCGAGCCATTGCACCTCACCGGGAGCGAACTGGGCGAGATGGCTGGCGAGGACTTCCCGCCCACTCGGTCGCCTCGTCGGCTGCTGGTGGCGAGGGTGGAAGTCCTGCCAGCTCCACACCCGATCCGACGACTTCGTTCTTTGAACGTTGTACAGTCCCGCGATAATCTCACAGCTTCTCCGCGTGTCGTAATCCTGCACTGCATCATAACGCCACAGCAGCTCTCGAAGTGACCATTGGAGATGGTCGCCGGGACACACCGCCGCGATCCGGATCAGCCACTCATCGGGACCGCTGCAGATGATTCCACCGAGCTGGTAGGCCACCCACGGACCGCCTGCAGTAGCTGGCCCTCGATCACGTCTGTCGCTGCCTGCTGTGCTGCCCGAGTCCGCTCCAGCAGCTCCAGCATTGGAGCCCTGAGTGGACTGCGGGCCGGGAAAAAATCCGCAATGGATTCCAGCAGCGCCGCAGATGCCTCCTCGTGCGTCGTGCCGTCGGCCACCGCCATCAGCTCCTCTGGTGTCCGGCCCTCGATCTGCCCGAGCAAAGCCCAGATGAGATCGTCATCCTCAGCCAGTGCCCGTAGGAATGCGTCCAGCCGCTCCGGCTTGTGAGCCAGCTCCAGCAGATCCCACTCCGTCGCGTCGATGATTGGCCGCCTGTGTGCCAGTGTGATCCGTAGCGTGTGGACCTGACCGGCCGTGTCACGATACTGTGCCATCTCCCGCTGCCCCCTGTTGTGGTGTTGGTGATGGCGTGGCAGTTCCCCCAACCACTGCGATCACCGTGAGCTTGACCGTGGCCGTCGTTCCGTCGGCTGCGATCACCTGAACCTCGTCGACTTGTCCCAATGCTGGCGTGCTCATGTTGTCCCCCTTCAGCTTGAAACCGTTGAGTAGTTGCTGGCGTAGCTGTTGTCAGCTGCCTTGGCGACTTCGATCGCCACCTTTACCGTGTCATTGTCTGGCCGTGTTTCGTTCCAGCTCTTGATCCTGCCCTCGATGCGAAACACCACCTGCCCCACGTCCGTCACCGTGCCGCTCGCCAATGCGTAGTGGTGGATCGTGCCGGCCGTGTATGCCGCCCGCATGGCCGCGTAGGTCGTGCCTGGCGTGCCGCGCTTGAATAGCATGTTGGCGGTGAATGAATACTTGGGCTTGCCCGTGTGCTCGCTGATTTCGGCGTCCCCCCGGCAGTTGCTTTCAACTGCTCGGCGTTCACTCGCGATGGCGTCGTCGATCACCACTGGAATCTCCGTCAGTGTGCCCGAACCGCCCAGCGTTGCTGAGTAGTACAGCTTGCAATCGTCACCTAAAACTGATCCGTCTGCTGCGTTTGGCATTGCCTCACCTTATGTAGCGTTTGAGATAGGATGGAATTCGTGGAACTACCGTCGCCAGAGCTGGAGACATAAACGGATGGCTCTGCTCCAACTGCTCCACTGACGTCGGTCCTGTGAACCGCTTCGCCAGTTTCTTCGATGGCTTGAACACCAGCGGACCCGCCACCACTGAGTCGCCGTTGTTGTCCAATGCGTAGTAAATCAGCTCCCGTAGCGGGCTGGGCTTCATGTGCAAAACCGGAACCTCTCCCGGCTTTGATGTTACCTCTGGCCGTCGTGGCCGCTGTGTCGTTCTGCCTGCTTCAAAATCCCGCTTCCATGCTGCGTAGCCGCGCGCCTCGATCGGCGTCATTTCGCTGGCCGGCTTCTGCTTTGCTCTGCGTAGGCTCCGCTTTGCCGTCTTGCGAATGGCTCCGCCCGCGATGTTAAACGTCTGCCGCTGCAGCTCCGTCAGTCGAACCGCCAGCCGCTTCGGCTTTCCGTTCTTGTCCTGAACGAAATCGAGCTTGAGCTGCGTCGCGAATTTGACTCCGTACTGACTCATGCCCGATTCCCCACACTGACCGCCCAGACGCCCTCGATCACACCTACGAAAACTTCATGCTGATCCAGCGCGTCCGCGTCGCATGGCGTGATGATCCCAACCGTCCGCCGCCGTGCCGCAAGGTTGCCGCTGAGCGTGATCGACTTGAACGTCGAGGACGTTCTCAGATGGTCACACAGCGCTTCCAGAAAATCCTCATAAGCGTCGGATGCCGTGGCCGCTTCACCCGTACACCGAACCAGCAGGACAATCCCGATCGTGATGTCCTCGGACACGTCGGCCCGATTGCTCGTGTCCTCAGTCCGTGGACATATGATCGCGATCTCTCCGGCGTTGTCGTTGAGATCGTCGAGAATCACTGAAACGGACCGCCGCCGGCTGACTGTGATGTTTGCCGGAAGGCTGCCCCATGCTGCGATGCTGGTGGTGAGTGAAGCCGCCAGCGTCCTGATCCGACTCGCCATCAGTCACGCTCCTTCGTGTGGATGCGAACGTAGCGGCGTTCCGGATCGTGATATTGCCACAGCTGTTGTGTGGCCCCGAACGGCATGACGCGAAACGTGATGCCGTCGGCTGTGATCGTGTCCCCGCGCTGCGGAAGGACTGCCGAGCCACCGATCAGCAGATCGGAAGCCAGACAGATCCAGTCCGTCGAGCGATCGGACGCGCGAACCCCTTGATACACTTCCGCACGCTCCCATGTCGACTGGCCGCGGACGGCCGTCAGCGTACAGCTGCTGGCAGATCGCGCGAACACGATCGACTCACCACGCACCCGGAAGGATGCTTGCTGAGCTGCTCGCTGTGCTGCCTGGATAGCTGTCACCATGGTTGAGCCCTAAAAACACCCGCCGCCCCAGGGGGCCGGAGCGACGGGAGCCCGGAGGAGACTTTCATCAGGCCAGCAGCGTCTCGGTGCTGGTGATCGCGTCGGTGACGACGATCGGAATCCCTTCGTATTCCGTCGGACGCGGGGCCGGGAAACCAGTCGGGCTGTAAGTCGTGCGACTGGTCTGCAGCTGGCGAAGCGATCGGCGATTCATGCAGATATGAGTCGGCTGATCGCTGACCGGAAACAACGCCAGAGCCTTAGCCAGCAGCGTGTCGGTGAGACCCTTGCCGCTGTCCTCAGTCAGATTGGCGATGCGTGCGACTGCGTACTTGCTGCCGATCTGGACACCCAGGTGGCCGCCAGCATCGCGGACCATGGCGACCATGGACTTCGAGTTGGCCCCGAGAACGACAGACTCGAAAATGTCGCCCACGGTAAAGTTAATGTTCGGCGTGGCCAGACCATTGTCGCCGGCACCAACCAGAGCGACAGAAGCGTCGTCTGGAGTGGACCGAATGAACCAGACCGAGCTGCCAGTGGTTGCAGTCGTACCGGCAGCGTTGACCACCAGAGCATCTGACGCGCCGTTGTAGTTTGCGTCATCAGCCAGACCGAGGAAGCCGCCAGCAGCTCCGCCAACAGTGCCGTTGAAGAACTGCTTCTCCAGCGTGAACAGAGCTTCGCGCAGCTGGCGGGCCGTACGATTGTCCATCCATGCTGTCGCGCCGCCACGGTATGCTCGGCACTCGGCAGCGTCTTCGATCACCTTGGCGTCGATGTACTTCAGGTTGATGGACGTCTGAGTCGAGATGGATGCCGTGTAATCCGCACCGTCGTTGACCGCTCGGAACCCGATCACAGGCGCCGTGGTCTCGACGTTGTACTTGTGGACGGTGCCATTCGAGCTCTGCATGGCGTGCAAAACACGCAACACGGGAGCCTTGTTGAGGATGTCCGTGATCTCTGCTGGATTCACGTCGAGCGAATTGAAGCGGACCAGTTCCGCCAAAGTTGTAAGCGTGTCGGCCATGGTTCAGTGCTCCTTAGTTCTTGCGTGCGTTGAATGCGTCGGACAGACTCCGGCGACCGTTCGCCGGCGTGTTAATCGGAGTGGTCTCGCCTTTGACGAGCTCGGCCATGCTGGCCATGCTGTTCTTCATGGTTGCGAGCTCGGCCCGCAGATCTTGGATAGTGCCCTGCAGCGTTTCGAGATGCTTGGCTTGTGCGTCCGAAAACGACAGCCCATCCCGAAACATCCGAGCGCCTTCGAGATCTCCGAATGCCGCCATGTAAGCCCCGAGATCGGGACCCGTAACCGTCTCCACCGTAGCCACCACCGGCGGAAGCTCCACCGCTGCAGCTGGTGCTTCTGCTGCCGTTGCCGGCTGCAGTGTCTGCTTACTCATACTCTCGCCTTTCTGTGCTCGGATCGCTTCGAGGACTTGATCCATCGAGCCGATCTGATCCACCAGCCCCAGCTCAACCGCGTCGGTCGCTGACCACCAGCGTCCATCTGCCACAGCTGCCACTGATTCCTCGGACATGCTGCGACCACTCGCCACGTCGGCAAGGAATCGAGCATTCCATTCGTCTACCTTGCTCTGCAGAAACGCCTGTTGATCTGCAGTGATTTCTTCGCCTGCTGCGCCAACGCCTTTGTACGGGCCTGTGGTCAGCAGGACTGATCTGATCCCCGCGTCGGCGTATGCCTTGGACACGTCGAGCATCTGCCAGTAGGTCCCAATAGAACCGATCTCAGAGTCTGACGTTGCCCAGATGCTGCCGGCCTGCGATGCGATGCGATAGGCTGCAGACAGACCGCCGCCTGTGATGCTCGCGACCACCAGCGTCTTCTCGGCCAGCTGGTTCACGGCTTCTACCACTGCCGTGAGTCCATCGACCATTCCGCCAGGGCTGTCGATCTTGAGGACCACGGCCGCCGGAGGGAGCTCCAGCAGCTCGCTGAGTCCGTCCATGATGCTGGCGTAGTTGCTGCACCATGGCGACTGCTTGCCTTTGCACAATGGCCCCACGATGGACACGATCGCGATCCCGTCCTCTGTGTAGCTAACCGGCGTCGAGTCTTGGAACCCGAGCATCTCCGACCAGAGATCGTAGAGCCTGTCGTCGATCTTGTCGGGGCTCATGTCCTGCCGGATGCCCGACCGCTGCAACCATCTGGCCTCATAAGCTCGCAGCCATCGGCTGTCGACCTGCCAAAATCTGTTCACGTTGTCGCCTCCAGTCGAACCATAGCCGAGTTGCTCCACTGCTGCAGGAATCCCATAGTCGCGAGCTCGTTCCGCTCTTTCTGGATCTCTGCCACGTTGTCGAGATAGTCGCCAAATCCCCGCTCGTCGCACACGTCCTGCATGGACTGCAGCCCAGCCGCAACACACCGCAGAGAGACGTCGAGCTCCTCTTGGGGCTTCCAGAATGCAATGCCGCGCGGGACCCATTTGAATTGCAGATCCGCAGCCGTCAGTGACCCCGGCAGAGCCAGCTCACCAGTCCCGCCAAACTCGACCGGCAGCGTCCACTTCAGGAGCAGCCAGCGCGTGAGCTTTCTGTGAAGTCGTTCCTGTGTCTTGCGTCGAGCGTGGCAAGACCGCTCGAACAGAGTCCATGCCCCCCGAGCTCCTGAGTAATTGGTGATGTCCTCAAAGAGAAACGTGGCGGGCAGATCCAGACACTTCAGGGCGATCTGCATGCAGAGCTTCAGAAAGTCCTGCGTGTTGGTGGCGGGATTCTGCGACTGAATCGGCTTCACGTCCTCGCCTGCATCCAAGTCGAACACGGCCGGGCCCTGGCCGAAATCCACCACTCTGGCGGATGCGTCCTGTGATCCCTCGGCGTCGTTGTCGCTGTCGAATGCCTCAGCGTCTGGCTGCCGGCTGAATGCGATGCCAAACAGTTGATCCAACTTCACCTTGGCTCTCATGTGATCGAACGTCTCATCGAGGTCGCGGAATTCATTCAGGGCCGCGACGATCGGCGACTGCGGACGGATTTGATTCGGCCTGCCCTCATACTGGCAATGCTGCCAGACCGCTCCCTGTCGGACCGTGCGATAGGTCTGCTGTTCTGAAACTGGATCGTTCTCGGCAAAGCTCCATGCAACCACTCGGCCGCTCTTGAGCTTCGCCCCGTTGATCCAGCTCCGCTGATCCGTGAGCCTGCCCTGCGGGCTTTTGCAGAATGCCCCCTCGATCATCTGCAG